CAAAAGGCAATCAAAAAACCCGGCGCACTTCGGAAAGAGCTGGGCGTGAAGGGCGACAAGCCCATCCCGGCAAAGAAACTCGCAGCCGCTGCAAAGAAACCCGGAAAGATCGGCCAACGAGCACGTCTGGCTGAGACCTTAAAAAAGATGAAGTGATATGGCTTATACGACCAACACAACCAGCTTTAACCCAGACCTCAACGAGATATTCGAAGAGGCTTTTGAGCGTTGTGGCTTGGAGTTGCGTACGGGCTACGATTTCCGTACTGCTCGTCGGTCGATGAACTTTTTAATCACGGAGTGGGCAAACCGGGGTATTAACCTGTGGACGATTGAGCAGGGCTACATTAACTTGGCGCAAGGGGTAACAACCTATGATCTACCTGATGATACCGTTGATCTTATTGAGCATGTTATTCGTACTAATGCCAACCAAGGCCCTAACCAAACTGATCTGAATATCACCCGTATTTCGGTGTCCACCTACTCGACTATCCCAAACAAGCTGGCTCAGGGTCGTCCAATTCAGGTCTGGGTTAACCGTCAGTCAGGGCAGAAAGTTGCATCAAATACAGCTACACCCAAGTCTCCCCAGATTAATGTGTGGCCCGCTCCAGATCAGGGTACGACACAAGAGCCGTACTACGTGTTCTATTACTGGCGTTTGAAGCGTATTTACGATGCGGGTACAGGTACGAACGTGATTGATATTCCGTTCCGTATGATTGAGCCGTTGACCGCTGGTCTGGCGTACAAGATCGCAGTGAAAAAACCGGAGGTTGATCCTACCCGTGTTCTGGGTCTAAAAGCTGCGTATGACGAGGCTTGGGAATGGGCATCGACGGAAGACCGCGAGAAGGCAGCGGATCGGTTTGTGCCAAGGGAACAGTTTTTCTAAATGGGCAATAGATTTTCTAGCGCGAAACATAGCATTGCGGAATGTGACCGCTGTGGGTTTCGCTACAAGTTAAAAGAGCTGAAGAAGCTCACTATCAAGACCAAACAGGTCTCGATTAAAGTATGTAAAACATGTTGGGAACAAGACCACCCGCAGTTACAATTAGGTATGTATCCTGTGCAAGACCCCCAAGCAGTACGGGAGCCACGTAGGGATAACAGCTATTTGCAAGCGGGTTACACAGGATTGCAGTTGACTCTGGATACTGATTTCGGTGACCCGTCCGGTGGTAGTCGGATATTCCAGTGGGGTTGGAGGCCGGTAGGCGGTGCAAGTGCAAATGATGCGGGGTTAACGCCTAATGCTTTGGCCCCTATAAGTGTAGTGGGCAATGTGACAATTACTTAGGAGCAATTATGGATACCAAGCAAGTTAAGCAGATCGCGGACAAGGAAGTCAAAGCCCACGAGAAGCGTATGCACAAAGGCATGGCAAAAGGCGGTGTTACCAGCTTGGCTATGAAAAAGATGGGTCGTAATCTGGCGCGGGCTGCAAATCAGCGGAGTCGGTAATGGCTAAATACTCACACAAGCAGGGCGGCAAAGAAGTAGGCCAAGCTGCTACTTACGCGGAGCCACATACTATGGATGGCAAAAAAGTTAAGGCGGCAGAAGTAAAAGATGAAGTCGGTGCCAAATATATGGACGAGATGAATATTGCTGGCGGCGTAGTTAGCAAAGGTAACTACAAACCTACCAAAACCGACGGCATTACAATGCGCGGTGCGGGCGCTGCCACTAAAGGCATCAAATGTCGTGGGCCAATGGGTTAAGGAGCCGCTGTGAATTACGCTGAACTGTCTACTGCCATACAGGATTACACGCAAAACTACGAACAAACGTTTGTAGATAATATCCCTGTGTTCGTCAAACAGGCGGAAACGCGTATCTATAACACAGTATTTATCCCAGCTCTGCGTAAGAACGTAACAGGTGTTACCGCCATTGGGAACAAATATTTATCGTGTCCAAGCGATTTCCTCTCTGTATTCTCGATGGCAGTGATTAATGCGAGTAGCGACTACGAGTATTTGCTTAATAAAGATGTAAACTTTATGCGGGCAGCTTACCCTAGTGCTAACGATCAAGCTATTCCTAAATATTACGCTTTGTTTGGTCCTACTGTTAACTCTGGCACTATAACGACAGAACTAAGTTTTATTCTCGCACCCACACCTGATGCTGCTTACGATGTTGAGCTGCATTATTACTACTATCCTATTTCAATTGTAGATTCAAACACCTCTTGGCTTGGTGATAACTACGACCCTGTTTTGCTTTATGGCTCTCTGCTTGAAGCCTACATCTTCATGAAGGGTGAGCAGGACATGATGGCGTATTACAAAGTCAAGTACGACGAAGCTTTACAACAACTTATTCGTCTGGGCGGTGCCCTTGAACGTGGGGATGCTTACCGTGATGGTCAGTACAAAGGGAAGGCGGCTCCGTAATGGCTATCCAACAGGGCCTCACAAACAGCTTTAAGCAAGAGATGCTTCAAGCAGGGCAAAACATCGTCACAGATACGCTGTACATGGCGCTCTACACAGCGTTTTCCGATATTGGGCAGTTGACTACAGAGTATACGGCGGTTAATGAAGTTACCGGTACAGGATACACGGCTGGTGGGGTTGTAGTGACAGGCGCTACACTAAATACTCAGACTACTGGCCCTAATGCTGGCACTGTGTACGTGAATTTCGACAACGTGTCGTGGCCGGGTGCAAACTTTATAGCTCGTGGCGCGTTGATATACAACACTAGCAAAAGCAACAAGTCAGTAGCCGTGCTGGACTTTGGCGCGGATAAAACATTTAGCAGCACAAGCAACACCGTCACCATGCCAGTAAATTCGGCAACGACGGCACTAATTCGTTTTCCATAAGAGGTCATCATGCATAAAGAACTCGGAAGCTGCGGGGATAACGCCGTAGTAACAATGCAAGCAAAAGGTACTATTGCCCCTGAGACTGTGGGTATTGAAGGCTACTACCATGTTGTTTGCCGCGACAAGGATGGCAATATTAAATGGGAAGATGAGTTCCCTAATCTGGTTATGGCGGTTGGCAAACAGTTGATGTTTGATACGCTTTTGCGTACGTCTGGCACATATACGACCGTTGGCCCATTCCTTGGACTGTTGAAGTCTGGCTACACCGCAGCCGCTGCGGATACGATGTCGATAACTACCGCGAATGAGTTTACGGCTTACACAGTGGGCGGTTCGGCAGTGCGTGGTACAGCGTCGTTTTCTGCGGCTACTTCGACAGGTACAACCCCAACAAACGTCACTACCGCTGCGGCTTCGTCGATCACTTACACCATCACAGGCGCGGGTGGTACGGTGGCTGGGTGTTTCTTGGCTACAGGTACAGGTGCGGTATCTACACAGTTAAGCACGGCTGGTACGCTGTACTCCGCAGGTAACTTTACAACTGCTAAGACCACAACGGCTGGTGACACGGTTGCTGTGACTTATAGCACAACTGCTACTTCGTAATGTTCGGTACGTCAGCGTTTGCGGAAACTCCGTTTGCTGCGCTTCTTACAGGAAACGCATTTGCTTTATCGCTTACGGAGAATGTAACGCTGGCGGACAGTAGCACCCAAGCATCATCGTTTTTGCAATCGTTGGCCGAGAACAGTACGTTAGCTGATAGTAGTACGCAAGTGTCAGCGTTTTTGCAGTCATTGGCGGAGAACAGCACATTAGGTGATGCAAGTACACAGACTTCGGCGTTTTTACAGAGCCTTACAGAAAATTCTACGCTGGCTGATGTGCTTGTAGGTAGCCAAGGATTCACACTGAGTCGTACGGAAGACAGTACGCTAGATGATGTAAGAACAATAGCTGCGGGGTTTGCTGCAAGCCAGACTGAGAATTCAACACTGGCAGATAGTAGCACTCAGGTTTCCGCATTCTTACAGTCGTTGGCGGAGAACAGCACGTTAGCTGATACACAGGTGCTTACTGCGCAGTTTGTAATTAGTAATGCTGAGAATATTACAGTAGATGATGTACGGGCAATAGCCGCGCAATTTGCGGCAAGTTTGGCTGAGAATTTTGCGCCGGACGATATAAGGATAATTGGGCAAGCATTTTTTGGCGATGTAACTGAGGACGTAGGGGTTGATGATACTAGAACAGCGGTATTAAACCTTTTCTTTACAGCAACGGAAGATGTAAACGTTAATGATGTTCAAACCATCGCCGCCCAATTTGCCGCGTCTCTAACTGAAAACTTTACGATACTCGACGCAAATGTTGTTGGTGGCTGGTTCACCATCTATAACGATGAGAATGCAAATTGGAGTAACATAAATAACAATACTAATCCGGGATGGGGCTTAATAAATACCGCAGTAAACCCGAACTGGATTGATATAGATACGGAGTAATCATGGCGTTAGTAGTCAAAGACAGAGTTAAAGAAACCTCGACTACAGCGGGTACCGGTACTCTTACACTTGCTGGCGCTTCCTCAGGCTTTCAGTCTTTTGCCACTATCGGGAATGGCAACACCACCTATTACGCTATTGTTGACGCTGCTACCGGCGCATGGGAAGTGGGTATCGGTACGTACACTTCTTCTGGTACAACCCTTTCCCGCGACACAGTTCTGTCGAACTCTCTTGGTACCACAGCTAAAGTCAGCTTCGCCGCTAATAGTAAAGATGTGTTTGTCACATACCCGTCTGAAGAGTCGGTGTATGTAGAAGGTGCCGCAGTTGTCAGTAGCGGTCAGATAGCTGCGGTATATGTTAATTCCCAAACAATGACGCAAAACACGACGATTGCTAACGGCACCAGCGGTATATCTGCTGGCCCATTTTCGGTAAACGGCGGCGTGGTATTCACCGTCGCATCCGGTGCACGACACGTTGTTATTTAAGGACTGACATGACAACGATTAACACAAACACCACATCAACCACAGCGTTTGTAGTCACACCCGATACTACGGGTACGCTTGTAGTTAAGACAGGTTCGGGTGTTGGCACGACCGCAATGACTTTGGATAGTTCGCAAAATGCGACGTTTGCTGGAACAGTAGGGGCAACCGGTAATGTTTCCACTAGCGGGGCATACGCATTTGCAGACTCCACTACGCAAAATACTGCGGCATCGGGCTTTGGTTTTAAAAATAGATTTATTAATGGGGCAATGATTTTAGACCAAAGGAATGAAGGAGCTAGTAAAACATTTACCGCAGCCGCTGCGTTAGCTTATTCTGTTGACCGTTGGTATGGTTACTGTACTGGCGCAAACGTCACTGGACAACAAATTGCAGGAACCTCGCCTAACGCAGATGTTTACAGGTTTACTGGTGCAGCATCTGTTACCAAGATTGGATTTGCCCAGCGTATCGAAGCTCTTAATTCACAAGATCTAGCGGGTAATACAGCGTCTCTTTCTGTGGATTTGGCAAATTCTGTATTAACTACGGTTACATGGACTGCATGGTACGCCAATACGACTGATACATTTGGAACCTTGGCTTCGCCGACTAGAACCCAGATTTCTACTGGCACGTTTACTGTTACCTCGACGCTTACCCGTTATAGCACCCAGATCACTATTCCGTCGGCAGCTACTACAGGTATTGAAGTTGAGTTCAGTGTTGGCGCACAAACCAGCGGTACATGGACAATAGGTAATGCACAGCTAGAAAAAGGCCCGACAGCAACAGCGTTTGATTATCGTCCAAATGCGTACAACTTAATGTTGTGCCAGCGGTATTACGAAAAGTCATTTCAGCAGGGCACTGCTCCTGCGCAAAATATTGGGGTGTCTAACAGCGCAATTCGTGTACCACAACTTATAGGTGCATCAACAGCGCAAGCAGGTGTGTTTACCCTTTTCTATAAAGTTATTAAACGAGTGTCGCCTTCTGTAACTTTTTACAACCCTCTTGCAGCTAATGCCCAAGCAAGGAATCTGACCGTAAGTGTGGATTGCAGTTCAACAGCACTTGTTGCCGCCAGCGGAGATTCAGTGTTTTATTTTTCTTTTACTTCGGGTGCAGGTACGGCGGCGAACAACGTGATTATTGTAAATTACGCAGCGGATTCGGAGCTATAAATGTACAGACTAACTAGCGAACCAGATATTATCCAGCGTATAGAAGATGGTGCATTTGTACCATGCAACACAGCAAACCGAGATTATGTAGAGTATTTAGAATGGCTGGCGCTTGGTAACGAACCGCTACCGGCAGAGGAATAAATTATGGCTGTAACTATTAACGCAGATGATGGAGTAATAAGCGGCTCGGCTGGGTTAAAGACCACGCCCGATGCGTCTGGCGTTCTTGCGCTTCAGACTAACGGGACAACGATACAAACCATATCCTCAACCGGTACTGTTGGGGTAGGTAGAACTTCTGCCAGTGGCGGGTTTGCAACACGGGTCAGTAGCACGACTTCAGGTACAACGCTAACGCCATCGGTTGCCACAGCAGATATTTATGCGTACACAGCATTAGCGGCTAATCTTGCGATTGCAGTCCCAACAGGAAGCCCGGCGGCTGGAGATAAGCTGATATTCCGGTTCCTTGATAACGGCACGACACGAACGATTACGTTTACTGGTGGTGTATCAGGCGGGTTTAGACCTATCGGAATCTCTTTAACCACCAGCGGATCAGATTTTACGTTTGCGACTACGATCAATAAATTGACCTACATCGGGTTTATTTATAACGCTGATGCTGCAAGGTGGGATGGCGTTGCGTTAACTACGCAAGCATAAGGGCAGAAAATGGCAACAAAAACTATTGTTCTTACTTCAGGAGCAACTTGGACTGTACCGTCTGACCTTGATACTACGCAAAACGTAACGGTTGTTGCCATTGGCGCAGGTTCTGGTGGTGGTAGGCCGAGTACAGGCAGGAGTCCGGGAGGTGGAGCAGGTGGTGGATGGTCAACTTCTGCGATCACCGTTACTGCTGGCGCTACTGTTTATACTTCAATTGGTGCTGCCGGTACAGGAGCGACTGTTCAAAATACTGGTGGCACTGCTGGCGGTGATACATGGCTTAATAAAGCTGCAAATTCAGCTCCTACCGTTGCAACAGATGGTGTATTAGCAAAAGGTGGTGGTGCTCCTCAAGCTGGTGGTACTGGGGGTACGGGTGGCGCATCTGCTTCTGGGGTAGGTTCAACTAAATATTCTGGTGGTAGTGGTGGTTCAGGTAGTGGTAGTGCTTCAGGTGCTCCCGGTGGAGGCTCTGCTGGTTCTTCATTAGGAAACGGATTTGTTGGCGCTGATATTGCAGTTAATAATAATTCTGGTGGCGGCGGTGGTGGCGGTGTGGCTGGTGCTGGCGTTGTAGCTGCTAAGGCACAAAATTCAAATGGTGGAAATGGCGGTATAGGTGCATCTAGTACGGCTGGTGGTACTGGTGGAACGGGTAGTGCTACTGCGCCAACTGCAGGTTCTGCGGGTTCCAATGGTTCTGGTGGTGGCGGTGGTGGCGGTACTACCGGAAATACTGCCGGTGCTGGTGGTGCTGGTGGTGCTGGTACAGAATACACAATAACCGCAGGTGGTACGGCTGGATCAGGTGGTGGCGGTGGTGGCGGCGGTGCTGGCGCTACTACAGGTGGCGCTGGTGGTGTGGGTGGTGGTTATGGCAGTGGTGGTGGTGGTGGTGGCCCCGGTGGCACTACTCCCGGCCTAGGTGCTGATGGCGCACAAGGCGCGATCATTATTACGTACACCGTTTTAGTTTCTTCTGGCAATTTCTTTATGATGTTCAACTAACGGAGGCAGTATGAAATCCTACTTCATGGCTAGAATTAAAGAACCATCTACATGGCGCGGTTTCTTTATGTTTTTGACCGCAATCGGTATCCCTATCGTTCCAGAGATGGCTGAAGCTATCGTCACAACAGGTCTGGCGGTTGTGGGTCTGATCGGTGTGGTTGCGCCTGACAAATAATGAAAGAGAACTTTCAAGCTGCCCTTAGTGCCGTACTGAAGCACGAGGGTGGCTACGTGAACCATCCTAAAGACCCCGGTGGCATGACCAATCTTGGCGTTACTAAACGAGTCTGGGAAGAATGGGTGGGTCATGCTGTTGACGAAAAGGCAATGCGCGCTTTGACTCCTCAAGTGGTAGCCCCGATGTATAAACGCAAATATTGGGATGCCGTTAGGGGGGACGAGATGCCTGATGGTCTGGACTACCTGATGTTCGACTTCGCGGTTAACGCTGGGCCGGGGCGGGCAATCAAGACTATGCAGAAAGCTATAGGGGCCACCCCCGACGGCGCTATTGGCCCTAAAACGATGGCCGCATTAAAAGCTGCCAATCAGAGCGAATTAGTGGCAAAATTCAGTGCAGAAAAGGAAGCGTTTTACCGCAGCTTGCCTACGTTTGCGACCTTCGGTAAAGGGTGGTTACGCCGTCTGGCGGACGCTAAAACCCATGCAGAAACCATGCTGGCTTAAAAGGAAACACAATGTCATCCACATACTCCCCCGACCTGCGCATCGAACTTATTGCCAATGGCGAACAGTCCGGTTACTGGGGCACCACGACCAACAACAATCTGGGCACCCTGATTGAAGAGGCGATTGCAAAAACGGCATTCCCTACTTTGACTTCTGCTGCGCCTTGGTTTACAGCCGTAGATGGCGCTACTGATACGGCGCGGTGTGCTGCGGTGGATGTAGCTGTTAATGGCACGATTACAACAAACTTCACGGCCTATATCCCGCCCGTACCTAAACTGTACGTAATCAAGAACAGCACTGCGTACACCATGACGCTGCGCAACGCCACGGCGGTCAATAGCGCGACTTCAGCCGGAGGCGCTACAGTCATTATCCCAACCGACAAAACAGTTGTCGTGCGCTCAGATGGTACCAATGTTTATTTTCAGTTTGACTATATAGCTGGGGATATTACTACGGGTGGTAACTTGACAGTCGGCGCTGCGATTGCTGCTAATAGTGCTGCTGTTATTGGTGGTGCAGTTACAACTTACGGACCTATATCCGCATCAGGTGCGATTACCACTTACAGTTCAGCGTATCTTAATGGCGTTGCTGCACAAGTAGTCGATCAAGCAACTGCGATTAATACAGTAAACAATACGATTGCCCTTAGCTCGGCACTATTTAGTAACGACCTTGCAGTAATGCTGGCTACTAGCGGCACGATACCCGGCGGTTTAAGTACCAACACGTTGTATTACGTAGTAAATACAAGCGCAACACCGTTTTTTACCGGCACAGGCAGCATATCTGGCACGACGCTTACTATATCTGCGGTTAGTGCAGGGGCAATCGGTGTTGGTACTGTTATTGCGGGTGTTGGTGTTACTGCGGCAACTACGGTTAGTTCTTTGGGCACAGGTACGGGAGGTACAGGTACCTATAACGTAAGTGCTTCTCAGACGGTTGCGTCCACAACGATCACTGGCACTTATTCTGGGTCACAGACTTTTAAACTGGCAAGTAGCCGGGGCGGTTCGGCAATTGATATTACGTCATTGGGTACAGGGAATTTAACTCTCACTCCTGTATCAGTTGCCAATACCCCACCAGCAGGTTCGACTACAGATGCAATAGCTACAACGGCTTTTGTTACAGCGTCTTCGGTAGATGTGAGAGTTCTCAGACCCGTTAACGCGGCGACCACAGGGAACATTACATTATCTGGCACTCAAACTATTGACGGCGTTGCAGTAGTAGCAGGTAATCGGGTTCTGGTAAAAGATCAACTTACTTCGCCTCAGACGGCTACGTTTAACGCTACAACAGATTTTGTTACAGTCGCGGCTGCGCCAAATAATAACGACAAGATAATGTTTACGACCACGGGTGCATTACCTACGGGTCTTACAGCAGGGCAGATATATTACGTAATCAACCGCACGGGTACTACATTCCAAGTTGCTTACATGCAGAGTGGCCCCGCTATTGATCTTACGGGAACAGCAAGTGGTACGAACACAGTAGGCACAGTACCAGCGGCCACTAATGGTATTTATACAGTTGATGCCAGCACATGGACTCGAACGACAGATGCAGATAGCGCAGCGGAAATTGCAGCAGCACAAGTAGCGGTTTTAGCTGGTACGACAAACGGCGGTAAACAGTTTGTGACTAACTTTAAGAGTACCGACACGTTGGGTACTACTACGATGCAGTGGAACAGTGTTATTAATGGGCCATCAACAGCGACTACATTAGGTGGCCTCCGTGCAACAGTATCTGGTACGACACTAAACCTGTTTACTTACTAATATGGCGATTACCCTAAACGGTACTGATATGTCGCAGGTGTATCTAAATGGTACCCGGATGAGTGTCGTCAATATAAACGGCACTGAAGCTTACCGCGCTGCAAATGGCGATGTGACTTTGGTGTATACGGGCGGGCCTAGTGGAACTTTTAGCCCCGGTGTAGAAGACGCAAATAGATATTTCGTACTTGTTGGCGCATATTTTTCTTCCGACCCCTTACCAAATCCCGCAACGCCAACTATTAATGGCGTTGCAATGACTACTATTGTTATTGGTAATAACAGCGGTGCAGATGGTGGAATTACAGGTATATATGCAATAAAAATTCCAACAGGTACAGGTACTTTTACTCTTGCCCAACCCGCACAGCAATTAGCATCGATAGCGATATACCGAGTTACTGGCATTTCCAGCATGACTACTAGCACGGCTTTATCTTATGGTAGTAGTGCATCGAGTATTACAGGCGCAAAAACATCGTCAGCAAACGGGTGTTTCTTTGGTGTATCCGTTTCAAACTTTTCTACCCCTGCGTACCCAACCCCAAATAGCACGGGTTTATTAGTTGCCATCGGGTCGTATGAAAGGATCGCTGCGTCTAATGTAACCACCGGCCCTACGCAAACGGTGTCGCTAACAGGTAATCAAATTAATTCCTACGCCATTTTTGGCTACGACTTGTATTAAGGCAAGATATGCCATTACAGAAACTACAGTTCCGCCCCGGAGTAAATCGAGAGGGCACGACGCTTGCCAACGAAGGGGGTTGGTTTGATTGCGACAAGATACGTTTTCGTTCTGGCTATCCTGAAAAGATTGGTGGCTGGTCGGTTATTGACGGTACTTACAATAGATTCATCGGGGTGTGTAGGTCGCTTTGGAATTGGGCTACGCTAAAAAGCTACGTGCTGCTGGGTGTGGGCACTAACCTAAAGTTCTACATAGCTTATGGTGGTGCGTATTTTGATATTACCCCGATTCGTTCTATTACTGCGGCGGGTGACGTAACCTTCGCGGCTACAAATGGCTCGTCCACTATAACTGTAACGGATACCGCATGGGGTGGGCAGACTGGCGACTTTGTTACGTTTAGTGGTGCTATTTCTCTTGGTGGCAACATAACTGCGGCGGTGCTTAACCAGCAGTACCAAGTCACGTACAAGGGTGCTAATAATTACACTTTCCAAGCTCGTGCCGCAGGTACGACAGTTGAAGCCCCCGGCGCAGCAGTTACTGCAAATGCATCTGATACGGGTACTGGCGGTACAAATACTGTTGGCACATACGAGATTTCTACTGGCTCTGCTACTTATACTTCCGCGTCTGGCTGGGGTTCTGGCCCTTGGAACGGCGCAGCTATTGGCGTATCGACTGATCCGTGGGCGCATGGTTGGGGTACTGGCTTTGATACGTCAGATATAAAGATTCAGTTGCGGCTGTGGAGCCAGATTAACTTTGGCGAAAACCTGCTTTTCTCACCGCGTGGTGGTGCTTTGTATGTTTGGTTACCGGGTGCGGGAACAACTCCGGCTTTTGGTACCCCCGGTGCGCTTGTATCTGGCACAGATGTGCCGTCCAAAATAAACCAAATTATGGTGTCAGACGCAACACGCATTGTGATTGCATTGGGGTGTAACGATTACGGCGGCTATGGAACTACGGCTCAAGACCCACTGTTGGTTCGTTGGTCTGCGCAGGAAAGCTACACAAACTGGACACCTGCAATTACGAACCAAGCGGGTAGCTACCGGTTGTCGCACGGCTCTTATATCGTATCTGGCCTTCAGACCCGACAAGAAATTCTAGTGTGGACGGACGCTGCTATTTATTCCATGCAGTATCTTGGCCCACCTTACGTGTACGGCTTTACTTTACTTGCCGATAATACTTCGATCATGTCGCCTAATGCTATGGCTACGGCTAATGGTGTGACGTACTGGATGGGCACGGACAAGTTTTATATGTACTCAGGCCGAGTAGAAACGCTGCCTAGCTCTTTGCGTCAATACGTGTTTGACGACATCAATCGCGACCAAGCGTGGCAAGTTTCGTGTGGTACGAACGAAGGCTACTCAGAAATTTGGTGGTTCTACTGTTCTGCAAACTCTACTGTAGTAGACCGCTACGTCATATTTAACTACCTTGACCGCGTTTGGTACTACGGCACAATGGATCGTACTGCTTGGCTGGATAGCCCGATTCGTCAGTACCCACAGGCGGCTACATCAGGTGGTTTGATTGTGTTCCATGAGTCTGCGGTTGATGACGGTACGACTAACCCACCCAGTGCGATTTCTGCCTATGTACAATCTTCGGACTTTGATATTGGTGACGGTCACAACTATGGCTTTGTTTGGCAAATTATCCCTGACATTACCTTTGACGGTTCTGTTGGCCCTGCACCTACTGACCCCAATAATCCTACGAACTTCCCACAAGTGACGTTTACTGTACGCCCACGCCAAAACCCCGGCTCTAACTATAGCACTGCGGATACGCCAACGGTGCAGTCCACAAAATCCTATGCGGCAACCAATGTCTATAACGTGCAGGAATTTACAGAGATTGTGTACACCCGTGTACGTGGCCGTCAGATGGCGTTTAAAGTAAGTTCCGATACGATAGGTACTCAGTGGCAGCTTGGCACCCCGCGCATTAACGTGCGTCCTGATGGTCGGAGATAACTATGGCATTTAAAGCCCCTTCTTTACCGTTCGCCCCAGTTGAGTACACACAGCAGTACCAAGACCAGCTCAACAATATTCTGCGGCAGTATTTTGCGCAGATAGATAACCCCGGTACCCTTGCCGGGTCTGCTTCGGGTGTGGGCACTACAAAAGTGGTTGCGGCGCTTAACTTTAGCCGACCAGACGGCTCGGGCGGTACCGCCTATAGCTTCCCAACACAAGCCGACCTGACTAATCTGCGGGCAGGGGACGTATATGTGGACACTTCGGCGGGTAATGTTCTAAAAATGAAAACATGACCGAGCGCGATACCACCATCAAGTTAGTTTACAAATCAGTTAGAGGACGTGCTCCATTTGCGTTAGAAGAATTTGTACAGATGTTAAGGTCATGGGAAGTAGTACCCCTCTACGAAAATGGGCAGATTATTGGTGGTGTGTTAGCAAAAGATAATGAAGTGCATGTAGGGTACGGGGAAAAACCCAAAGCTTCGATTAGGCCCTACATTAAAGAAATACTTGGTGGGGTCATAGATAAATATGGCTACGCGGTAACTAAAGTACAGGCAGACAATTCAACAGGTTTACGCTTTTGCGAACGGCTTGGGTTTGTCAAATATGGTGAAGAAGGCGGTACAATCCGTCTAAGATGTGACAGGAGTGCTTACTTATGAGAATCCCTAATAAATTCAATGGATACAGCCGGGACGGTGTTCGTCTTTATAACGACCCCGTTACTCTTGCTGTTGCGGCTGAAACCGCCGCCGCTGCTTCTTCTGCTGCCGCCGCTGGGACTACTATAGCCGCCGCTGCCCCTACTTTAGCTGCCGCTGGGTCTACTATGGCCGCCGCCGCTCCTGAAATCGCTGCTGCTGTTGCCCCTCAGATCGCCGCCACCTCTGCTGCACCTTCACTTGCGGGTATGACTGGCGCTGAGTTGGCTGGTGGAGCCGGTGCTAATGCGGGTTTAATGTCGGCTGAAGTTGCCGCTGCTCAAGGTGCTGGTGCTGGTGCTGGCAGTGCTGGTATTACGGCTGGTGGTGCTGGTGGTGCAGAAATGACTTTGGAGCAGCAGATTGCGGCAGCTAAAGAAAACGCCGCGAGAGAACTTGCTTTAAGAGGCGGTAACGTGCAAGGTCCAGCGGCGCAGTCACTTGAAAGTGCTAATGCAGCGCAACAATCAGGTGAACTTCCACAATATCTTAGAGAAGCCCAGACCATTTTGCCAGAACCCCCACCGCCTCCCGTACCTACAGGCGCTGATGCAGTAAGGGCGGCGCAGGCGTCTTCACAACAAGTATCTCAATTTGCCCCAGAAATACCAAAAGGTATAGGTGCCGAACCGCCCACAAACTCACTATTAAAAGGGGCGCAAGATGCTTTTAAGTGGATGGGCGCTAATAAAACGGAGACCGGTCTTGGTTTAATGGCGGCGGGGCAATATATGAACCGGCCTGATACACAGGAGAGAAAGAAATACACTAGCACAGTGGACATGTCCAAATTTCAACCAACTATGCCTACACAACAACCGTTTGAGCGTTCCTATGAGTGGCAGGGATATGCGGTAGGTGGCCCGGTTGAAGAACAGGCGGCTATGAATGCTGTTGGAGCAAACAGCGGATACCCACAAGCCAATTTACAAACGCCCATGTATTCCAACCCTGCGGTGCAGCGCCCACAATCAACAAATGTAATTGCGCCTAGCGCCGATGCTGGAGTGGATGCTTATACCGGGGAAGCACAATTTGCTGAAGGTGGCTTGTCAGAAGAATCCCGCAGAGAATACGGTATTTTAAGTCGTAAAGAACGCGCAGCGCGAGGTTTGAGCCAAGCGTATTCGGAGCAGGAAAGAGAACGCACTCAACAACTTGGGTCATTGAAATCCCTTGGGGACAAATTTGACGAAGGTATTATCCCCCGCAGCAGAACCCAACAGTTGACTAGCCCGTACTCTGCTGCCATGTCTGAGTATGCAAAACTGGCTAAGAAGTCTAAAGTACCTGTGTCGCAGATGCCTAAGACTAATTTAGGTGATATTGATAACTATATGGACACCCCGATTGAAGCTGCGCGGGGAGGAATCATGCACGGCCTAGGTGGTTATTCTGATGGTGGACGTTTATTGAGAGGCCCCGGTGATGGAGTTTCGGATTCTATTCCTGCTGTTATTGGTGACAAGCAACCTGCTCGTCTTGCTGATGGCGAGTTTGTTATTCCCGCACGTATTGTGTCCGAACTCGGTAACGGTTCCACTGAGGCCGGTGCCCGTAAGCTCTACGCGATGATGGAACGGATACAAGCTTCACGCAAGAAAAGCATAGGCAAGAAAAAAGTAGCGGTTGATTCTAAATCGTCTAAACACTTACCAGCGTAAACATGCCCTTATACCAAGTACACCCAAGCCAATTACCACAAGTATGGCCTATTGCAGCACCGCTGTTACAAAAAGCTATTGATATAGACCCAAAAGTAATTACGATAGAACAGGTCGAATACTCAGTGCGTACTGGACATACATTTTTGTTAGTGTGGGATGAGCCAGACGAAGGTATTACTGGCGCTTGTACTGTGGAGTTTATTGATTATCCCCGTGAGCGTGTTGCCCACGTAAACTTAATGGGTGGCAAAGGGATTGTTAGAACACACGTATTTGATGAGGCTAAAAATTGGATGCGCTTAATGGGTGCAACGACTGCACAGTGTTGGGCTAAAGGAACACTAGTGGATATGTACAAAAAGATGGGTATGGAAAATACTTATCATGTCATGAGGACTGCACTATGAACATTTTTAAATTCCTGTTTAACCCTGAGTGGTTCACGTTCTACTTTGGCGGTGGCGGTGGCCCAACTAGTTCATATTCTCAGACTTCAAACATTCCTGAGTACGCGCAACCCTATGTAGAACGCATGATGGGTGCTACTGAGGGACAAATTTATACTAAAAACGATGCGGGGGACATAACTGGCTTCCAGCCGTACAAACCGTTTGAGGGTGAGACAGTTGCTGGTTTTTCGCCGATGCAAAAACAGGCGATGAGTGGTATTCAAAACTACCAATTGCCGGGGCAAACACAGTATGCGTCTCAGATGGCGGGCAGCGCCGGGCTTGGTTCAATGATGGCTGGGCAAAACTACGCGCAACAGGCTACTAATCCTTATGCCATGCAAGCCTACATGTCACCGTACATGGAAAACGCGGTAGCTCCTGAACTGCGCGAAGCCGCTCGTCAATCAGCAATGCTGGGCCAGCAAAACCAAGCGCAAGCCGTTCAACAAGGCGCCTTTGGTGGGTCTCGTTCAGGTATTGTGGAAGCCGAGCGCCAGCGTAATCTTGGGCAACAGCAAGCAGATATTTATGGCAAAGGGATGCAGAACGCGTTTCAGTCTGCGCAGCAAGCCCAGCAGTTTGGGTCTCAGCTTGGCCTTCAGGGTTATGGTCAGGGCTTGCAAGCCGCTGGTCAGATTGGTCAGTTAGGTCAGCAGCAGTACGGGCAAGAGATGGGTCTTTTGGGTCAACAACAAACTATCGGTGCCCAACAGCAAGCCTATGAACAGCAGCGTTTAAATCAGATCGTTCAGAACTACGCTACACAACAGCAGTACCCGTTCATCCAGCTTGGTACGCTATCCAATATGCTGCGTGGTCTACCGATGCAAGCGTCTACTACCCAGATGTATCAGGCGCAGCCTACAGGTTTAACAGCCGGTATTGGTTTGGCTGGTGCAGGGGCAAACTTGTATCAAGCGTTTGGTAAAAAAGAGGGCGGTACAGTTAAAGCTATGGCATCCGGTGGTATTGCTACAGGCGTTGATCCATATAAGTTGCCGGGCATGTTGGAGAAGCTGTCCGATAAGCAGCTTTCAACTAAAGGCGAAGACCAGCAAGTTGATCCTGCCACTAAAGAAATGGTTGACGCTGAGACTGCGCGCCGCGCAGGATTGCGTAAAGGTGCTGGGATTATGCAAGCCGCCAACGGTGGCGTAGTTGCGTTTAAAGCGGGTAGTAAAGATGCGGTGGACGAGAATAAAGCTCCTGCTACAAATGCTAGTATTACTAGAGATTATCTGACGGGAGAAAGCGCCGCTGCTCCTGAAATAGCTGCTGCTCGTGCAGAAAGAGATCGTTTAGCTGGCGAAGTTGCTAGTGGCCCTGAAGCCATGATGCAACGTAAGCAAGCGCTATACGATAAGTACGGTGTTAACCCAGCAGAAATGTATGAGAAACAACGTCAGGAACAACAGTCGCAGTTGAGGATGACTGAGGAAGACGCTCGTAAGAGCGAACACTTACGTTACGCGCAGATATTTGCCAAGCTTGGTTCTACTCCGGGGCCAATATTAAAAGCCGCATTAGTTGCTATTAATGACGGTATACCCGATTTGTTAGACGACCAAGCTAAGACTCGTGCTGCGCAAAAAGAAATTAAAAAAACTCTGGCTGATATTGATAGGTCTGAGCTTCTTTATACTAAAGGCAATATAGACGAAGCGGATAAAACCCATCAAGCCGCAGTTGCTCGTGCCACTGATTTAAATATGGCCTTGTCAAAAAGTATTCTTGGGCAAGAAGAAGCTAAAGGTAAGATTGCTGCTGGTCTTGAAGAACATAGGATTACTGGTGAGTCTCATGAAAGAGCAGCGGGTATTACCGCAGCAGGACATGTTAAAGCCGCAGAAGTACATGGGCGCAGCGAAGATAATCGTGAAAAAGCCCGTTTGGCTAAGGAAGCGCAACTTGAAAAGAAGCGCGCTGATGAGCACACACGCTTAGCCCAAGCTGAAGTAAACAAACTGAAATACGATAAAGAACGACGCAAAGATATAGAGACAGCAAAGACTATTGTAAATGGCAGTGGGTCTGAAGAAGAGAAAAAACTGTGGAGACAAAAACTAAAAGACTACAAAAATGAAGAAGATGAATTGCGTCGTAGACTGCCTTCATTATATCCAGAAGCTAGGTTTGAAGAGATAGAGGGCGCTACCCCTGCTCCTGCTGTAGCTACGTATAATTATGTACCGGGCAAGGGTGTGGTACCCGCCAAATAAGGAAAAGAAATGCCTAGTGTAAATATCGATGGCTTAGGTGTAGTAAATTTTCCGGATGATATGTCGCCAGCGGATATAACTAAGGCGATTGAAAAAGATATTCTTCCGAAAATGGCTAAAGAACGTGAGCCGGAAGAAAAAAAGCCTGAACCTGAGTCAGGCGGTGTAGCTGGATTTAAGTCTTCTCTTGAAAGAATGCAAGCGGATTACTATGCTGCTCAAGCAGCTAGGGGTGTGGAAGGCGCTGAAGAAGAGGCCAAGAAGCATCGGGAAAGAGCCGCCGAAATTTATAAACAGCCGGAATTCCTTGAGCATCCGATTGATTATCTGACTGGTCTGGCTGGTCAGTCCGCGCCTTATATGCTTGCCCCACTTGCAGCGGGTGCGGCTGGAACGCTTGCTGCCCCCGTGCTTGGCCTTGGCGCATTAGGCGCTGCTGCCCTTGGTACTGGCGCAGCGTTTGGTGTTAATGCTGCCCAATTTACTGCGTCGAATCTTTCCCGTCAGCTTGAAGAAGGTAAGTCGGCTAAAGACCTTGAAGCTGGCTACGCTGCTCTGGCTGCTTTACCGCAAGCTGCGCTGGACACCATGAGCTTGAAGATGCTGCCGGGGTTGGGGCGTATATTTGAAAAGGCCGGATTAAAACTAGGTGAAAGAGAAATAGAAGAAATAGCTAAACAGTCGATTGCCAAACGAGTAGTTATAACCTCTGGTACGGAGGGTTTGACTGAATCCGCGCAGCAGGTGTTTGAGCGCGCTCAAGCTGGTTTGAATCTTACGGACGCGCAAGCCCGTCAAGAATATTTTGACAACTTCATTGGTGGTGCGCTGCTCGGTGGTGTTATTGGTGTGCCGGGCCACGCCTATGAGAAGATGAAGGCTGAAGATACTCTTAAAGCAAAAGAGTACGAAGCTGGATTAGCCGCAAAGAAAGCCGAAGAAGAAGCCGCCAAAGTTACACAGACTGCTGTCCCTGATGCGCAGGGTAATGTTGCCCTGCCTACCTTTACTCCTTCCGCGCTGCAAAGAGGTGCTGACGCAGGAGCTAGTGCTGCTTCTACTGTTAAAAGTGCTGACGACATTGACGTTATTAATCAAGCGCTCAACGAAGCTGCAAAAGCAGATGCTGAAGCTGGTGTTCCTAAGCAAGAAAGCCAAGCGGCTAAGCCCGTTGTTACTGATGAGAAAAAAGCTATTACTGATTTGATAGGTGATGCTTACGCAGAACATGGTAAGGGTACAGAAGTATTAAAAGCGCTGAAGCCTAAGTTTGAGGCTATGGGTATTACGGATGCAAAAGAACAAAAAGCAATAATTGATGAAGCCCGTACAACCCTTAGTATCCCTAAGAACAATACTAAAGCAGGCCGTGAAGCAATGCCCGCGTGGCAGCAACAGTGGAAGGAGTCCCGAAGTGTCAAACAACCTACTGACGTTGACCTCGCAAGAGATCAGTCTGGCGCTGCTGGCGCTGCACAAGAATCTGGAATCCCCACCGGAGGGGCTGGAGCACCTATCTCCAGTGGAATGGTGCCTACTGGAGGGGCTGCTGAATCAACTACTACTACAGCGGGCGCACAGCCAGCTCCATTAAGCGATGAAGAACTCCTTGCGCAAGAAGATAAAGCACTTGAATTTGAAGAACTCCTTGCACAAAAAGATAAAACACTAGGTGAAGAAGAGAAAAAACTCCAGCTAACGGATGAGCAGTTAGCCAAGCTGCATGACGAAGATGTAGCTTACTGGAAAGATAAAGGGTTTATTGTTCCTAATTGGGCAGAAATGTCCGACAAGCAAAAGGAAGCCGCTTTACCCGCGCTTACAGATAAAGCTAAAACGTCAGGCATGTTGCCATCTAAAAGCGGTGATAGACAGATGCCTGCTTATATGGCAGCGCTTGCCAAAGAACACCTCGATAAAAAAATTAGCGAAGAAGCTAAAGATGCGGAAAAAGACTTTACGCCTAAGTGGGTTGTAGAAGGCTATGGGGCTAACCGCGAACAGTGGGAGATGGATAATAAATTAATTGGCGATACTGTTCGATGGAAAGCTTTAAGTGCAGACGAGCGCGCTATATTTAACAGCGGCATAATAAATGGCACCCCCGGTGAATTTAAAACAGCCTTTGATGCTTTACATAATTACCGTTCTACAAAAGCTGTCAAGCCTGTTAAAGATCAAAAAGGCCCAGAGTCTGGCGCATCTTATTACGAACTAAACCGCATAGCCTATAACCGGGATATGCCAGAATGGAAAAACTTAACACCCGCTGAAAAAGAAGCCTTCTTAAAAGAAATTAAACCCGGCGGCGAATTTACTCGCGCAGGGCAAAAGCACCAACGCGCTGTATCTACTGAACAGATAGATGCGGGTTTTAACGCAATTGCCCCCTTAATTAATAAACGGCTTGAAGCACAAGCTACTGAAAAAACTAAAGCTGAAGAAGAACAAAAAGGTAAAGCGCAGCGCGAAGCTAAAAAAGAAGCCAAGATTGCTGAAGAAGAAGTCGAGGTAGGCAAAGAACTGCCGACGTTAGTTAAGATGATGCTGGGCGAAGGCGGCGTTAACAACGTACTTGCTTACATTGCCAAGAAAGCTCAAGGTTTAAACTTCGGCAAAATGACAAGGAAGGCGCTGCGTGAACGTACCTATGGCGCTGCGGCTTTGCGTGACCTAGAGTTTCGCCACGGTGCATTGACCCGCGCTATTTTTAAGAACGTAGCGGCGTCGCTCATGAGAATTAATTTCTCTAAGTCCACCGTCGTTGTTGACCCTAACAACAAAGTAATACAACAGCTTATCCGCGAAGGTAAACTGGCTGCGTACGATCCCAAAACAGATACGTTCTACTTCACCAAAGACGGCATGGACGAGATGACTGTCCTGCATGAGATCATCCACGCAGGCACGATCAAGATTCTCTACGCTTTCAAAACTAATCCAGAAAGTTTGACCCCAGAGCAACGTGCGGCGGCTGAACAAATCAATAAAGTTTACGAGTTTGCTAAAGACAAACTGGAGAAGAAGTACCCGAATCAAATGGAAAACGTCTACGAGTTTGTCAGCTATGCGCTGACTGACCCGGCTTTCCAAGCAGAACTTGCTAACATCCAAGCCCCGGCGCTTGCTAAATTCACGTTAAAGCCAGAACCCGCTACCCCCGGTATGCAAAGTATTTGGGCGCATTTGACCAAGGCAATGATGAAGTTGTATGGCCTGACTAAGGCCGTTGCTCGGTTCTTTGAAGTCAAGCCACAGTTCTTTGAAATCCTTACTACCGGCGAGTACGAAAAAGAACCACTTCTCATGGGTGGTCGTGGGGCTAAAGAAGTTGAAACTTCGGTAAAAAATTATCTGGATGGCGTTCGAGAAAAAGAAGTCATAGATAAAGAAACAATAATTACTTTTGAAGCCGTCAATGACCTACGCGACAAAGCTGAGTCTAAGTTAAAAGATAAATACCCCGACGTATTTAGAGACAGCACCGATCAAGGTGTGTTGGATTTTGCTTCTAAATGCGTATCGGATAAAAAGTTTGCAGAGGATGTAGCTGAAGCGGCGGGCTTTGGTACGACATATGCCCAAGCTAAGATCGGTATTACCAAGCAAGCAGGTTTTGAAGGTAACGCACTGCTAGAAGTTACTCAGGCGTTCCAAGGTATTCTTGCCGCGCCTGAAGCTGGTATTGATCTTGAAGCGTTGCCAGCTAAGAAGCCAACCAAAGCGGCTGTTCCTACACCGGCTCGTGGTTCGACTGAGTTTGAAAAGATGCGGGACGCAATACCTAGCGTTTCGCTTAATGCAAAAAATATAGTTAAAGCGTTTAGCATTAATAAGTTTGCTGAAAAAGCCACACGTCTTTTTCAAAATGACCGTGCCGCTATTAAGAATTGGCAGCGCAGAATGTGGCTGACTGGTAGGTACAGTTCTTTTCTTTTAGGGTTTAATAATATTTATGACCAACTTACCCTCTCGTCGGGCAATGCGGACTGGCTATACAGGCAGTATATTCAAAAACTTAACGAAGATACTCGTGCTGCTGTTGCCAACTATGCCAAGGTAAATAATTTAGACATTGATACTGCGCTTAAAGACCTTGGGCTTTTTGCAATTGCTATCCACGAAGAAGAGCGTCGTGAAGTATTGTATTTGCGTACGGTTGATCTGACTGACGCAGAAATTTTAACCGACAATAAAGGCAATTCGATCTCGCCTAATGAAGCGCGCAACGCTATCTTTGCGTACATGGATAAGCACAAACTGGAATTGTCTGGGGCTGAGTATTTGCGCGCGCAGCTCGAAGCTATTGTCAATGATAAGAAAAATTTTAGTACAGACCCAAGCGTAGACCCCAAGACGTTTGACCGTACAGATCGTAAATATAATGTTGCTGGTTACTCAACGGAGCAAATTGAAGCAGCTAAAGAAGAATACGAGAAGCACAAAGAAGAAGCTGATAAGGTTCTTAATAAGCTTAACGCTATAAATGAAACTACGCTTGAGTTAAATAGAATGGCTAACTACATGTCTGAGTTTGCCGATAACTACATTATGTTTTACGGGTTCAAGAACTATGTGCCATTTAAAGGCAAGAACTTCTCTGAAGATAAAGCAGACATTTTTAATAGGGACGGGCGCAAACTGGGCGGCGATTTTCAAGAAGACATTAATACGTTTGAAGGTCGTTTGACTGTTCCTGAAAACCCTATATTGCAAGTCATGGCTGACGGTGCCAAAGCTGCTATGCGCGCTGGGCGCAAAGACGTTACGCAATCTATCTACAACGCAGTCAAAGACGGTACGTTAGATGGTGAGGTTATGAAGTTTGGCGACAAAGACTATCTTGACTTTGAAGACCGTAAGAACGATGACGTACTGAAACAATTAAAAGGCGAGACCAAGATATTCCATTACATGCCCAACGGCAAAGTGGCAGTCATCCAAATCAATAATAGAGAACAGCGCGAAGCAATACGCCGTACATACAGAGAGACTAACCCAGTATCTGACTACGTGGTCAATAAACTAAATACTCTTACAGGACTTGCTGGGCAGATGCACACGCGCTATAAGATTACTTTTGCTCCAGTGAACTTCGTGCGTGACGTGTTGACTAACGCTTGGTCTATTGGTGCAGAAGGTAAAGGCTGGCTTGGCCCCCTACAGTCTTTCCGTTATCTTAGTGCTGTTGCATTGGATGTTGCTACTGGCAAGTTGTTTAAGTCATGGCGGTTTGCTGCTTTGTACTCACAAAATAAAACAGGAGTAATTGAGCAGCTTGCTAAAAATGACAGCTATTACAAAGACCTTCTGGACTATACGAAGACGGGCGGTAAGGTCTCGTACATCGCAGGTATTGCTCCTAAAGGACAGCTACAAGAGATAATGAAGTCACCTCAAGGTAAGCTGCTTACTAAAGAAAAGATTGACCGCTTCTTTGATATTTGGATTGATACGTTTGAGATGGCCTCTCGTGTATCAGCATTCCGTATTGCCAAAGCAACTATAACCGCTGATTTAAAAAAGAAAGGCGGGGCTACTAAAGAAGAGATTGATGAAGCGTCCACCAAAACTGCGGCTGCTTATGCTAAAAACCTTGCCAACTTTGAACAAGTAGGTGAATGGGGTAAGGCACTTGGCGCTCTGTTTATGTTCTACCGTCCGTCAGCTACAGGTGCCGTGCGCGCTATGGATGCTGTGGCACCGGCCTTTAACCTTAGTATGGAACGCGCTAAGTTGTCTTTGCCTGAGTTTGCTGCAATCGCTAACATCAAAGAGAAGCTTAGCAAAAACCCTACCGAGACGGAAGAAAAGAAACTCAAGGCCGAACTAGCCAAGATGGAAGAGGCCGTTAAGACTTTTGAAAAAAACTACGCCCAACTCAAAGTAAGTTCCCGAATAGTTGTTGCTGCATTAGCTGGTGCTGGCATGGCTGTCTACTGGATGGCGCAGGGTACTGGGGATGATGATGAACTTGGGCGTAACAGAGTATCAACGGACGACATGACACGTTGGACTAAGTTTGCGCGGTTTCATATTCCGGGCTTTGAAAACCCAATTCAGATACCGTGGGGATTTGGCCTAGGTGCTTTTGCTGCTATGGGCGCACAAGTCGCTGCAATGTCTGACCCAAAGAACCCAACGAATAAAATAGAATTGCTGGGTAACATGGTGACAGTTACGCTTGACTCGTTCATGCCGCTGCCGTTCTCGCGTATCCCGATTACTGAAAAGCCGGGGCAGATGTTATTGGACTCTATAACACCCAGCCTTATTCGCCCAATATCTGAGTTTTACACGAACGTAGACGCGCTAGGGCATCAGATATATAACAACCGCCAATCAAAGTTTGGTGACGCATATACTGGTGGGGATAACATACCTGAGAGCTACAAGTACGCCGCAAAGTTATTGGCTGAATCTACAAACGGTGCCATAAATTGGAGTCCCAACACGATGTATTTCTTTGCCAATAACTACGCAGACGGTGTATCCAGTGTGGCAAACAGCGGGATAAATATAGCGTTGTGGTTGTCCGGTAAAAAAGACTTTAACTCCCACACCGACACAATGATATTCGATAGTTTCTTTGGCTCTCGCTCTAACTTTGATTCGCGGCAATGGTCAAAGGTTGAAGCTGACTTAAAAGACCGCAGCGAAAAAGTAAAAATGTTTAAAGAAGACCCGCTTATGTACGCTAAATATTTAGCGGCTAACCCGCTTGATGCTGCACTGCAAAAAGAATACGATGGTGATGTACAAGGGCGGCTCAAGGAACTACGGGCAGAAGCTAACAAGTGGCGTACTATGCGCGGGATAGATATTAAAACAAGGACAGCGTTAGTTAAGAACGCTGTCCTGCAAGAGAACATGATTAAGTACCATCTGATCCAAAAGTACAAGGCGCTTGGTATAGAACTCTAAGCGGTGCGCCACACCCTGATGCCCAGATGCCCTTCCTTCTCACAGGTATAAATCTTTACCTTGATACGGGATTTTTTGGCAGCGATGTCTGCCATGTATAGCATCTGGGCGGGGCGTAGCGTGGGGATAAAAAAGCTCTCCCCCACTGCCATATAGTCATACGGAAAAACCCACTCAGGTTCCTCCGTCAGCTTCTCCATGTCCACCGGCGGCAAAGAAAGCGTCTGGGATTTCGGTCGCAAAGACATAGGTATTCACATTCATGTTTTTATCAAGGATACTCAGGGCTTGCTTCCAGCCAGCGTCCAAGCGGGATTTTTTCACATCCACCAGTATCTTTTTCTCCCGCATGTTCTGCTCGAATTCCCGTGAGCTAACATTTTTCTCAGTAAGATACTTTTTAAACTCAGTAGTAGATATTGTTACCAGCCCGGTCGCCAAATCAATACGCCCTACAAGACTTGTCCTTGGCTCCATCGTAACCTTGCCATCGTTGATGCCTAAAAACCCGGGGTAATACTTATTGATAAAGTCACCAACTAGCGATGAGTAATCGGTCTCGCCAAGATTTACCACCTTATCCCGGATAGTAATCATCTCGCTACAGACCTTGGAGTAAATGCGCTCTAGGTCGTACTCGATAATACCGAACTCATTAGCTACCATGCCCCCTGCCATAGTCGAACCAATGATGTTCTCATAGAAGCGGTAGATCGCATCATTACCAAAGTCGCGTTTAAACCGGGCAATCCACTCGTCCACCATCTGCTTTAGCGCCACCTCACCTAACGTGAAGTAGGCGGGGATTATCTTGCGCCCTGCATGACCGTAGTTGTACTTGAACAAGTCAAAGACTTTGGGGCCGAAGCTCGGTTCATCAACCAATAGCTGTGGTTTCATTACAAGAAACTCAATCATTCGTGCCATCTCACCCGTTGCCATAGAGTTATTGGACATAATCATATCCAGCAAAGGCACGTTACAAGTCATCATGGCAATCGCTGACGCTAGAAGTTCATGCTCCCGTTCAGCGTTGACCGATCCCATCATCCTGATCTTGGCTTTGCCCTGTGAAATAGCGTGAACCATCTTACTGAGTTCTTCTAGCTTACGGGTATGCGCTTCATCGACGCCGAACGCTGCGTTCTTTAGGGTTACGTACCGTTGGTTCAAGCCGTTATTGGTCGCATCAAATACAGAGATACCAACAGGGTCGCACCAAACACTAAGGTTGGCGTACAGCGCGCCGGTCTTGCCGTTGCCTGATTTACCTGTATAGCTTACGACCGCGCCCGGTGTTGATGTTAGCGGCATGAGCGGCGAACCAAGTCCGATCAACGTACCAAACCCGTGCATCTCCATCGTAGGGCGGTTCAACTGCTGAGCACATTCACGCCAGACTTCAAAGCTGCCCTTCGGCTCAAAGTGTTTAGCGATACTGCGAACCATAGGTGACGCAGGCGTTGGTACTATTTTTCCGTTTGATTTAATTAAATTATTACCGATGACATACTCACGGCCCAGACGTTCGTCTTTCACTGGCTCTGTCCAACCCATCTGCATACGCATGAGTTCTGCTTCGGACTGAGTCTGTAGGTAGTGTCCCCATTTCATTATGTATCCCATGATGTGTTGTAATTTACCTGCGTTACCCACGATTCCCATAAAGCCAATAGCCTTCTTAAACTCGTCAGACGCGTTAAGACTGCGGGTAGTAATCATGAAGTCACGCGGCGCGTCTTTCGGCAACAGAAGGCGCATCATCAAAATCTCGCCATCCATCTTGCTGTACATCCGGCGTATCGGGAACAACTCGTGTGGATAGATTAACTGCGCATCCACTTCTGTCTTCACGCCTTTTTTATCTATTTTGGGTGGCGGCTGATAGTAAATGCCACCTGTCTCACCCCTGAAGTAGGGGAACAGTGCCTGTGGATGGTCAGGAATTACGTCTGCTGGAATATCTTCGGGATTCTGGAGCTGCCGAACTGCGTCCTCTTTAGAGGCTTGGGCGATTTTAATGATCCGTCCGAGGGCAAGTGGGTTGGTGAACTTGCCTTTGTATTTGCAGGTGTCGCAGATGCCGGGGTTTTCATTATCAAATACGGTGCATGAGTATGGCTTTCCTTGTCGTAATGTTGCCTTTCGTTCCGTTTCTGCCGCATCGTAGCCGGGATAATCTTCTGATAGTCTATGGATAGCGACATCGCGGTCGATACAATGTTGTGCAATGGATAGGACTGCTGTCCAGATAGGTTCTGGAACGGATGATGAGTTTTCGATTGCCCATTTAATCTGCCCACATCCATCACCCTCAAGACTTCTGATAGCGATCTTTTCAAAGGAGGTCTCCTGATTGTCGAGTTTCATAAGCGCCTTGGTATCTTCATCCAGACCCTTGGGCAGCTTCTTTAAAATTTCTGCGGGCGACTCTTCTACTATCCCTAAGAACTCTTTGAACTCATCGAACGAATAGACGGGTAGGTCGTCACTGATTACTTCGCACTTACTAGGTGGTGTAGTCTTGTAATTAAATGTCTCAGGACAGCGCATGATCCGCGCCACGTCTGCCGTAACAACCGGGTCAATGTGTAAGTCATTCTCAAGGCAATACGCTTTAAACTTTTCGGCGTAGGGCTTCCACTCGGTGGCTGTAACATCTCTATCGAAGAACCAATACGCATGGACTCCCGTCCCGGAATCCACAATGACGGGGGGTGGTAATTCTGTTCTAGCCAAAAATACTTGTAGGGCAATATGCGCCTCGGATTGAGATACATAGCCTCGTTTAACTTCTGCCTTTGATAGTCCAACGTCCAAGTCAATGAAGAATGAACGTAAGAATTGCGCGTCCTCTGCCTTGCGGCTATAACCATCGAAGGATGCAAGTGCCACGTAGACATTTGCTTTTTCCAAGCTAAACTGTCTTGCAAGATTTTCGACATCATCTATAGACTCCGCAAATCTCTGTGTGGTTCGTTTGCCATCTATCTTAGCTACACAGTAGACGCCCTGCGAAGGCAATGCTTTCTCGTAAAATTGTTTTATCATATCCGCAGAGACAAGAAGGGCAGGGGGAGTACCCCTGCCCGGTTAATGAAAGTTACGTACCGCTTAGTTACAGAATGTGTTGCAGTTTCCTGCGTTATCACAACACGTAGAACACAGTACGTAACGACCATTAGCGTAGTAGCTATGTGTAGTGCAGCCAGCGTAGGCCATACCAGCGGCGGCGATTGCCCAGATTGCTATGAGGTATTTCATATCGGTCTCCCTATCATGTCTTCGATATAAGTTTTGGCTTCCTTCACGGACTTGGCTGGCAATATTTCTGCCCCCAAATCTTTCTCTACAAGCCTGATGAAAGCCAAAGCTACGTCTTCATTTTTACCACGCAATACCGCGCCGCGAAACCAATTATGAACTGTGGCGCGTGAAACCCCTAACGCTTCAGCTACGTACTTAGCGGGTAGGTTTGCGATGACGCAAAGCTTTGCCATTCTGTAGCCGATGCGATAGGTATCATCTGCTTCGTCCAGACTACTTAGAAATTTAGTGCTGTACGGGCGCGACATGTTTCTCCTTATTTCTTAGTCCACTTCTTAATGACATCAGAAGCGTCAGTTGCCTGTGCCGGAGCGCGCTTGGCTGATTCGCGCACCGTTGGTTCTGCCACGGACACTTCTTCCCCTGCCTCTTTCTTCTTGTACACAGTCAGCTTGATCGCAGCTTCAGCAGCCGGTGTCTTGCCCTGTGCGGCAACAGTGTCATAGTCATTAGGGTCAACAGCACCCGCTGGAGAGAACAACACTTTAGGGAACTGCACCTTGGTGTCGAACTGAACCTTAGTTACAACACGGCCTTTACTGACGTTGTTGTTTGCAAGCATCCCTATGTAGGATTTGAATGGCCAACGTCCATTTTCTTCTTTGCCAAAAGTCGATGCCGCTGGGATAACGAATTCCAATACATCACCACTCGGGTCTTGTGGGAGGACGACAGCGGTGCGCCATGACAGCTTGCATTTCGCGCCAACACCAGAATCATTGCTGCCTTTAGCGGAGTTCGGGCAGACATCGCATGACGGAGCGCAGGGTTGTTCCACACCATCATCAGGCTTAACGGAGTCGTTAGACCAGCAAACGGGAGATGTGACTTTTCCTTCTTCATACGTACCCTCGTAGCATTGACGCGACGCGCTGTGTGCCATCTTCACGAAGATGATATTCATATGACGGTCTTCAATAGCACCGACTTCCTTGCCACCTACCATCTTACGGAATACGCCGCCCTTGATTGAAAGGCGCTTGGTTTGATTACCACCGCCGCCAGCTACTGCTGCGGTATCTTCATCGACACCCGTCTGAATCATCAGTGGGTTGTTTGCCAAAATGGTTGCGAGTTCTGTACTCATGATTTTTTCCTTAACTTAATTTAACTGTGGGCTTGCGTACTGTGATGGTAAATTCTCGCATCACGTTCACACCGGGCGGCAATCCTGCTTCATGCAATGAGTTGTTACGCTCGGATATGAATTCTTTAAAATTACTTTGGTGAATACGACCTTCAAACAATTCAACAGCGCCGTGTTCAATCACAAACTTGTTGAAGTTATCGCGGTCAGAACAAGTATACCTTTCAGATAGTTTTTTCATGATGGTGCCATGAGGGGTCTTGATACTGTCTGCCTTGATCTCATTGCACCCCGCTAACATCGCTTGCTCTAACGTAGCCATCTCGGCCTTTAGTGCAGCGTCCTGCTCTTTGAACTGAGCTTCAATCTTTTCACGCTCGTTCCGAATAGTCAAGTAGGTTTTAACTAATTCTTCCATATCATTCATAGCTTCCTTCCATTTCGGACTTGTACAAGTCCACAAGTTTCTCGTGTGAATCTACCTTTCCTTGCAACATACGATACATCCGACGTTCTACTTCTGAACCTTGTAAGTGAACCACTGTCATACGATTCTTCTGGCCCACGCGATCAATACGAGCGATGCACTGTATATATGTTTCCACACTCATAACAGGAGACCAGAAGACGATAGTGTCGGCAGCGGTCAGCGTGACACCGTGTGACGCTGCTTGGGGTTGGATGACTAACACTCGCGGGTCTGCTGCTGTTTGGAATCTATTAACTATGCGCTGCCTTTCGCCAGCGGATACTGCTCCGTTAATTATTTCATTAGTGACGCCATTCTCTGTTAAGTGCCGAGAGACCAACTCAATAGTGTGAGTGAACGGTACAAACACAAGCACCTTGTTCACGGTCTCGTCTAATACTTCGTCCAACGCTTTAAGCCGTGGCGCTATATCAAACTCAACAACTTCCCTCGTATCAGAATAGACTGCACCG